GTGGGTTTCAGTCGTGTTATGCACTATCAGTGGAGAATGAGTTGTTGTACTCTATTGGGGCAGTCATTTACAGCGATAATGCTCCCACTTTGCAAGTGGGTCAGTATTCTCAAACTTTGATTGATCTCAACAAGAAAGCCACGGTGCGTTTCATTGAGAAGGGCACTTTGATAGTATATGGTTCTTTAGCTGGCTTTCGAGGTAAAATGAAGTCGCGCGTGTGTAAGACACTCATGAGTGATCTCGCTGTCAGGGACGGCTATTTGCGTAACACTGGAGCTCCCCTCATGAATTCTTGGGTGCCATGGCGACGCGCTCTTCTTGACATGTCGCGACCTGTTACTCACATCGATCTAACTTTGCTTGAGCATTGCGTAGAATGTTTTAGTCGCGACATCTTAGAGAAGTTGTCGGCTGCTGATTTATCCGAGGTTCAGGTTTACACCAAGGAAGTTGCAATCAACGGCTGCCCTGGTTTGGCGTATGTTGACAAAATGCCTCGTGACACAAGTGCTGGTTTTCCGTTTCGGAAGTCGAAGAAATTCTTTCTGACGGCAGTTGAAGCTTATGGAGAATACCAGCACCCTGTCGATGTTTCCGCAGACATTGAGTCTGAAATGGACCGTATCATTGAAACCTATTGGGCGGGAAAAATATATAGCCCAGTGTTCACCGCATCGCTTAAAGACGAACCAACTCCACTTGAAAAGATTAGAGATGGTAAAACTAGAGTTTTTTGTGGAGCATCCCTCCATTGGAGCTTAGTTGTGCGTATGTATTACTTATCCATTATCAGGTTGATTCAGAAAAATCGGTTTCTTTTTGAGGCTGGTCCTGGAACTGTCGCCCAATCGACTGAGTGGCACTCTATATATGAGTACCTGACTCAGTTTGGAGCGGATCGTATCGTGGCGGGTGATTATGGTAAATTTGATAAGAGGATGCCAGCTAGCGTGATTTTAGCAGTGTTTGACATCATCAAAAATATCATGTCTGCCGCTGGCTGGTCCCCTGACGATCTGCGAGTTGCGGGTGGTATCGCGGAAGATACCGCTTTCCCTACCATCGACTTCCATGGCGAACTCATTAAGTGTTATGGTACCAACCCGTCTGGCCATCCGCTTACTGTTATAGTTAATGGTTTAGCGAATAGTTTGTACGTGCGATACTGCTACGCAACAAACCACCCTGACCGTACGTGCGTGGACTTTAAACAACACGTTGCTCTGTACACTTATGGTGATGATATGATCATGGGAGTTAGTAAGACGTGTTCATGGTTAAATCACACAGTGATGCAAAAGACTCTCGCTAATATCGACATTGAATTTACAATGGCAGACAAAAAAGCGGAAAGTGTGCCGTTTATTCATATCAATGAGGCTACTTTCTTGCGTCGTAGCTGGCGCTTTGAGCCAGAATTGGGCGTCATGGTGTGCCCACTGGAACACGCTTCTTTGGATAAAATGCT